GTACTCATGGTTCAAACACCTCTCTAAATGTTGCTTGTATTGTTGCTCTATTTAAATATGGAATTGATTTAGACCACGCTTCACAAACAAATTTAGAAGAACTAGATTCTCCTGGAGGTTGAAAATCAAAACTGGCACTATCATTTGCTCTTGCATCTAAAAATGTTTCTATAGTATCTGCATCTGTTTCTGACACATTAAAAGTAAAATTAAATATCTTTGGATTTTGATGTTGAGCTAATCCAAATAATATTCTATGTTCATATCCATCAGCAAAACGAACTGTTCTAGTATTTGGTGCGGATTTTTTTTGTTGTCCGTATGTTGGAGTGATTGAAGGAAAAGTAGCCATTATGCAAGTAAACCTCCAGGTCTTTTCTGTTGTACTAATTCAGATTGTACCGCTACAGATATAAGTCGACCAAGTTCTCTTCCCTGTTCTTCATCTCCTTCAACAGAAGAGCCAGAAGCATCTACATTTACTATTACATTTGTAGATCCACCAAGAGCATGATTTGGTGTAATCATTCCTGATACACCTGGACTAAATAACTCAGGTCCACGTTCCCCAACAAGATACGACTTCCCTCCTGTAACTGGCCCTCCTGCTGCTTTAGGAGTTATGTTAAATGATCCTTTTGGTAAATCTAATGGAATACCAGTATTATTAAACCCAGGATTCATAGGAGCAGGATTATTAAAAGTTGGCCTTAAAAAATTACTAAATAAACCTAATATTCCTTGTTGAAACTGATTAGCCATCATTCTTGCAGCAGTATCAATAAAATGATCTGCGATCTTATTCAGCATATTTCTAAACGCATCAGCGACAGTCATTGTTCCTTTAATAATTCCTTTAAAAGATTCTTCAAATGAAGTTGCCATAGTATCTGACAATGTAATCGCCATTCTTATCGGATTTTGTAAGGCTTTCATTTCATCTTGCAAATCTTTTACTTTGTCATTAATAGCAGAAAAAGCTGAAACTCCTGATTGTCCAAACTGACCATTAGCTTCATTAACAAGACCAAGTAATTCTCGAACCTCCGCCAATGAATTTTTGAAATCTTCAATTCTTTTCAATCTATTTTTGTCAAATTCTTCTTGTATTTTCTGTGCTCTTTCTTCTCCAAAAATTTTAGGGTCAACAAAATTACCAGGCCCAGTTGCAGCAGCAGCTAAAGCCAAGTCTGTAAATGTTACAACTTTTGCTTTAGCAATAGCTTCCTCATTTGCTGCTTTTGCTTTTGCTTCCGCTAAAGCTAATTCAATAGTTGCACTATCATTAACTAAATTTTGTTGTAATAGTTGTTTTGCAACTTGATTACCTATTTCTTTTCTTGTATCAAATATTTGTTTAGCTAAAACAGCTTGTCTATTTGTTGCTGCTAAAGTATCAAATGCACCAGAATTAGATCCAAAAATACTGACTAAAGATTTTGCTACTGAACTAGAACCAAATTCTTTAAAAGCACTTAAGGCCGCAATCGCTTCATCTTTTGTTACACCAAGTCTTTTTGCTAATTTATCAACATCAGCAGCTAATATTTGAGTCCCTCCACTTGTATCAGTAAATTGAACATTTAAAGAAGCAAGAGATTTTCTAAATTTCTCATTTTTATCAATAGCAGAACCTATTGCTGTACCAACGATTGATAATGCAAAACCAAACTGACCTCCAATCGCACCACCTGCTAAACCACCAAGTCCACCACCAACTGCTGCTGCACCTGTTTGTCCAAACAATAAAGGGAAAGCTCCACCAATGGCAGCACTAGATATAGTCTGCCCAAATCTTTTATTTCGTTCTTTTTTAGCTGTTGCATCTTTCGCTTTCGCTAATTGTTTTTCTAACTCTATTTCTGCTTTTGCAAGTGAAATGCCTTTTTGTTGTGCAATTCTTTGTATTCTTAATGCACGATCTCTTTTCTTTAATTCTTTATTATATGTCTCTTCGACTTTAACTACGTTTTCTACTGCTTCGTTAAACTTGTCTGTACCAATGGCAGCTTTATTTAACGCTGCTCTGGCATTGTTAACTTCTTTTGATAAATTATTAAAACTATAAACAAAACTACCTTCTCCTTTCTTCTTCCCCATTCTCTCATCAACTGCTTTATTAAATTTATTTATATCTTTACTTAATTCATTTGTATTTTTTCTAAGGTTTTTTATTTTTTGTGCTGCTTTTTCTGCACCATCAAGAGCTAATTTTAAATTAACTTCGTAATTAGGCACTGCTAAATCAAGACATTTATCTTATTCTACCTCTTTTCCCTTTCAAAGCACTATTTCTTTGTGCTTGTTCTTGTTGTTTTTCAAAATCTTCGTGTTCAAGTTCTGCATAAGCAGCCCAACCTATCATTTCTTCTACAGTTAAAGTTTCTGATAACTCAGCAACAGTTTTACCTAATTCTTTGGCTAATGAAAATATAAATTTCCAATCATTATTCGCTTTTCAATTCGGCTTTAGCCTCTACTACCCCCTTAGTCTGACCAGCTTCTATCATTGCTAATTGTATTTCTTGTAAAATATTTGCTTCTACTTCTCTTCTTAGAGATGCTTTGTCCCCATCTTGAAAAAGTTTGTTACCATCTTTATCTAATGCCTTTTCAATCATTAACATCAAAGCAAAATCATTAGTGTCATTAGTATTTGATTTTTTAGTTATTGACTCTCTTTCAGCAATAGTAAGCGGGTGCCAATAAACACTAAAAACAATATTCCCATCTTTAATTACATCATGTTGATATAGCTGGCTAACACCAAAACTATTCTTTAAAAGTTCGATTGCTCTAGTCATAAAATAAGTATTGCTACTTTATTATACTAGGCATTGGCTGAGAATTGGCAAGATATTACACCAACGAAATGACTTCTATCTTCAATTTCAAGCATTGTAGGCCCGTTTATATCCTGTACTCTTGGCTTTACACTAAAACTATCAACATAAGTAGAAGCATTTACAGAAGTTAGTCCATTAATTACACTTTCAGCTATAGCAGACAAATCTTTAGTACCCTTACTTTTTGGAACGTAAATATTACATTGAATAACACCAGAATAATAATCAGAGGAAGCTCCTTGATTTTGTAATGTTGATTGAGTGTAATTGACCATCATCATCACATATTTTTTAGTCTTACCTGAAGTTGTAAAAGTAACATTGTCATAAACCATAGAAACAGTTGGATCTACGTCCGAAACTGCGTCTGTTACTGCCTTTTCAAATGCTGCTCTTGTGTTTACTAAAGTCATAATTAAAACTCAGTATATGCCTGACCTCCTGTGGGTTTATCTGATAAACCTTGAGTTGGTCTTGATGCTATAAATAGTTTACCCTCTCTCATTGTTTCTTTTATAAGTTTTCCAAGCTCTCCCTGTATAAAATATTGAACTTTACCACCCTCCAAAGCGTAAGCTGCATATTTAGCTCTATTTCCAATAAACACTGGTTTTTTATAATTAAATGTTTTCTCAACTTTAAATCTAGGACGAATTTTGTACGGAGGATTATATGGCTTCTTTTTGCCAATTTGTGCAAATTGTGACCAAGGTTTGAAATCCTGTACTTTATCTTTTGCTTTCACACCCATAGTCTGAGCCTTCCAACTTGATGCAAAAAATCCTGTATAAACAGGACTTCTCTTCTTTGTAGATAAACTTCGATGTATTTTTCTTATAAGTTTATTAAAGTCAGCATTTAGTTGAGCGTCTAAATCCTTCATCGGATCTTCTTTTAAAAAATCTTTCTTTCTTGCCATTAGAATCGCACCAATACTGTAAACAAATAAACCTGCCCACCTTTCTTGGTATCAATATCATAAATTTGTGCTGTTCTTGTTTCTCCCGCATATGTAAGCTGTATTTCATCATCAAAATCTACTTGATTATCACCAATTAAATCGGGAGTAATATACAACTTTGCCTGTCTAATCTCTTTACCTTCGTCATCTTCAGATTTAATAAACTCAATAGGTACTTTTAAATTTAAGTAAGTAGTATCAATAGTGATCTGCTCAGAAGTCTCAATGTTATATTTTGATCTGCCTTTTTTAACATAATTTATAGTGGCATCTAAAGAACTACCTAAATCAGCTACTACCTGTTTAGCTACACTTTTTAGTAATGAATCTAATTGTCCTGCCATTACCCTCTAACCACTCTCATTTGAAAACTACCAGCTCCACCAAGTATATATGCACCTAAATAACTTTGTAACCAAGGGTAGACATCAAGAATATTATTAACAGAACCAGTACCTTGACTATCGGTATTATATTTAACTTGTATATCACCTAGTTTTACTTCTTCAAAATTACCTGCTGTTCCTGTATTTCCTGTCATGGCTTCTGTATCATTTGCCAAAGCTCTAGCTAATTCATATTGTGCATATTTAATATTTAATGGAATTGTAGAACAAGCTAATTCAACACCATCTACTTGGTAATTATTTCTTGGAAACTTTAATGCCTGACCATCATCACATCTATCTCCATAAAATACAAAGTTATCAATCCATCTAGTTGCTGATATTAATGCTCTATTTTTCTGATCATCTGTTTTATTAGTCCAAGTGCTTGAATCTGGGACGGTTTCAAAATAAGTATTAGCTTCTGTCAAAGTGACATAGCTATTAGCATTAGCATCTTTTATAGTTGCATTTATAGTGGCTGCCACGATTGATAAAGTAATTTAGTTTTATTGTAGCGTAAAGAAAAAACCCCACCAATAATTGATGAGGCTTTTTACTACTTTGCTACTTAATAATATTAAGAAATATTAGAAGTATCAAGTGGAGAGTTAACAATGATCTCAACCATAGGAATTAGGTCTGCATCATATGTTAATGCCCAGTTATTAGAGTTACCTAATGCTGCGTTTGTTGGGTTGTCAGTAGCAGATGTCCACTTAGTTCCCATAACGTGA